ATTCAACCTCAAGTTACATTAATCTCACAATTTTTTGGTGAGAAGATAGGTAATTTATGGAAGAAATTATTGGATCGCGATTTTCATATCTTTCTATCCGCTGAGGAAACTCAGCGTCTAGATCATATCAAACGTATCCATAAGAATAAATATAAGACAGAGTACAACCCCCCGAAAAAGGTGAGATGGAGAGTAGGCCAACCTCTTGGTGCTTATTCATCATGGATAACATTTTCTATTTGTCATCATCTTCTTGTACAATTTTGTTATTTTCAAACTTTATCCGGTAAAGACCGAGAGTTATTTAGATTATTTGATTTTAAAGATTACCAAATTTTAGGTGACGATATTGTTATCTGGAATAAAGCGGTAGCAGAGATGTACATTAAAGTCTTAGACTTAATGGACATAAAAATCAACTACACTAAAAGTATAATATCCGAAGATATTTCTGTAGGAGAGTTTTGTAAAAGATTATTTATAAATGGACTAGAGATTTCACCGATACCTCTTTCTTTACTGAGTGCTTGTTTAGACTCAGCCTATAACATCCCTCAATTAATTGAGATGTTATGGGAACGTTGGAGAATACCTGAATTCCATGCTGAACCGTTTGTTTTTGATTGGTTTAGTATAAAAAATCGAGAATTACTAAAAATACTTACCGCCTTTAGACACTTAGTGAATGGTGAAAATTCATTCCCTTGGTGTCAATCTGCAAGAGTTTTGACTCTTCTGGAGTTACGAAAACATCTAACAAATCTTAGAGAGGTTAAGAGCCAATCGCTTCCAAAAAGGTATACAAACCCACTTACATATCTAAAGTTACCCTTAGACAGTATAAATGACTTGGTATATGCTTTCAAAGATGCCGGAGTAGAGGTTTCAGAAACTCTACTTTTAGATAAGTATGGTGAACCATCAATGGGTAGCCATCCACTAATTCTAGGTTATTTGTATTCTAATTTTATTGAAATATATTTAAAAGATGAACGTATTCAGTCAGATCGCCCATTTGATAAACAAATGTGGGAGGATCTGAAAATGAAACGTACCCCAGCATTAGACCTATTCTTCTTGAAAACAAGAAGACGGAATATAATGCTAACTGGTCAAATTGTAGCGTGGTTTTACTTTAATAAGTTCCTTCCTAGACTCATGGACGGTCATATCCGTGAGGTTCCACTTCCATAATTATCTTATCG